TGCCGAGAACGGCTGAATATTAACCGGGGACGCGGTGCCCGCTGTGATCTGCGTACCGCTACTATTCAGCCGCTGCCAACCTGCGCCTTCGGCGTAGAGCAAAGTCTCGTTAGTACCTAACAACGCCGAGGTTAGTTGTTCGACGGTGGTGCCGTCGGTGTGATTGACCGTCACCGTGTTCTGGATGGTCGCCGAGGTGTTGGTAATGCTCAGAAACTTGACGTTGCGGTAAGTGCTAGCACCCGGCGAGGCAACCACCGTGGTCGTGGTAGCACCTGTAATTGACGCGGTATTGGTGCGCCCCGGCGTGACCGTTGTGCCGTTTAGGTCAACGTAGGAGGCGTGGACTGAGATTGCCCCCGCCGCGCTGGTAATAACGGTCAACAGATCGGCGGTTGTGAGTACGTTAATCATGGTATTCGTCACCGATATTTAAATAGGCGTTACTTTCCGTGCGTTCGTAGCAACTAAACTCTGGATACAACTCGCGGGCGTACTCTAGCGACATAATGACAACGCAGTTGTAGATTGCGTTAGTCGTCGGATCTACCAGATACACGTCCATTAGGACGCCGTGAATACGCCAGTGCCGGCGTCCAGTGTGACGGTGACAGTCTCGCCCGCGGCAACCGCTTGGCTAGAACCGTAGTCCCAATAGGCTACCGGCTGGTTTGTTGTGCTGTTCCACAGGATGGCATAGCGAAACGTGAAGCCCGCGCCAGTGGCCGTCCACACAGTCGGGCTAGCCAGCACCAGCTTGTACGTCCCGGCGGTCTGAGCAGCACTTGTGGTGGATGCCGCATTACCGCCTGCGGTGTAGCCGCCAGCGGTTGCTAGGTCAGTAGTACCCGCAGTAAAGGTCGTGTCGGCGGCATTGACCGTTGCGGCTAGCGCCACTTTCCATGCATCCGTGCCCGAGTTCATGCCTTCAAACAGCGGCTCAATAGCAGCGGTATATTTTACGTACGATGCGGAAGGCATAGTGGATTACCTCAGGAAAGAAAGCGCAGTTTGTAGAGCGTGGACAGATACAGCTCCACAATGCCATCAATTAAATTCTGAATTGCCGTGTCGGTCTTGTCGCAGACAACGTAGCGAGCGGCCTCAATCTCAGCCACTTGGGCTTGCAGAAACTCGGTCACGTTGGTTGCTTTTTTAGTGCCCTGAATGGCAATCGGCCCAACCAATCCATGCCGGCCTTGATAGGCTTCGGCCAGGCCATCGGCCAGCGGGATAATGCCTTCGTAGAATTCTTGCAAGGCAATGTGCTTGGCAAAACTGCGGGTGTTTAAGTGGACGCTATGGGCCACGTCCCGCGCTAAGAAAAACAGCCCTAGTAACTCTGCCATTTTCATTGCATTGCCTCAGGGGGCATTTCTGGCTGCTCGCCCATCATTTCCTGCTGCGGCATCTCCGGCATGCCGCCGCCTTGCGGCATCAAGTCGCCGGATTCCATCATGCCGTGAATGGTGCCGAGCACCACATCCTGAATTTGGTCGGGGGTCATACCGGCCATGGTGGCGCTGATACGTTTAGTCTCGGCATCGTATGCCTTAATCTTCAGTTCTTGCGCTTCCATTGACTGGCTGACGTTCTTCAGCATGGCGTGCATTTGGTCGAGTTCTTGGCCCATCGCCTGCATTTGCTGCTCTGCCGCTTGTAACTCCGGCGATTTGTCGTCATCTCCCAGCAACTTCGGGTCGATGGTCTTGGCAAAACGCTTGGCCATTTCCTGCGCGCCCGGCCAGTCCATGTTCTTGATGAACAAGTCGCCGGCCACAGCCCACAATTGCGGGTTGCCTTGCAGAATCTGCGACATAGCCTCCATGGCCTCCTGCCGCTTGGTCATGTAGCTTGGGCCAGTCGTCACCCGCACGTCGTACTTGCCAACAGCTGGGTTGTAAATGCGCTCCAGCACGATGCCTTCTTCGTTGACTATCTCGCGCACTGGCTCCGGCTGGTCAGGGTCAATCTTGACTGATTTGGAGTCGCCATCTAGGCCGACAATCTGCGCAATGCGCTGGGTGTCGTAAATCTTGGGGATTAGGTCAACAATCTGGCGCGTGACGTAGCGCACAGCGCGGGCAAGGTTATCCACATAGTGATAAGTGCCCGTGTCGCCCTGCCGCTCCCGCGCCAGAATAGCTTTGCCTGAGCGCTCATTCGACGTTTGCCCGAGGCTTGAGTCGTACTGCCCCGTAGTGGCTTTAATGTCGTCGGACGCGCCCATTTTGGCGGCAATCAGCCCATTCTGAGCCATCGGAGGCTGCGAACGCTGCGGGAGCGGCAGGACACCGCCCTGACCGTCGGTTACATCGGGATTTACTTCTAAATACGGCCAATTATTGGTGTTAGCCGTCTTCCACTGCATCTCGTAGCCTTCAAACTGGCCGCCGTAGCCAATAAAAGGCGCCTTGGGCGCCAAGGCCAGCATCTCAGCCTCTTGCGACACCCAATAGTTGTACATCCGTTGAGCATCTTTGGAGTTTCGCACGATGCCGGACACGAACATCCGGCCATCGACCTCGAATTCATTGCCCACTACCCGGATAACCGGGATGCACTTACCGGCCCAGTCCTTCTCGTCGAGGATTTCAAAGCCGTTAATCTTGCAATACTTAATTTTGCGCCGATTGACCTTGCGGGTTTTGGTCGGCGCTAGCCCCATCTGCGTCATTTGCTTGGCTTCGGGCGCATCGGCGTAGTAGGACTCGCCGTTAGGGTACAGATTAAGCGTGGTTTTCTCGTATTCGGCGTAGTAGTACTCCGCAATACGGATAGTGTCCTCATTGATCCATTCGCCGGCCGATTGGTCGCCCACGCCTTGCGACATTAGGGACGAAATTGGCATGGCGTTAGGGTAATCGCGCTCGTATTCTTCCTTCAGAATGTCTTCGGTGATGAAGCACCATTCTGCATCCGCACCGCAAGGGTCTTGGATTGTCGGATCCATGTAAACCGCAAAGGAATTACGGACACGCCCTATCCGAATGTCCTGATTGAACGAATCGTCGTCGCAGTAATCCGTATAAAGCCGGATATACCCTTCACCAAAAGTGACCTGATTCTCGCAGGCAGTATCATAGGCCACGTCTGCGTCGGATATGTACTCGATGTAGCGAACCAGCCCGTCGAATATCTCGGCCACCGCAATATCGGCTTTATCGTCAGCCGGAATGACCTTACCCGCGGGGCGGTTCTGGCGCTGGTCATTGGTGACCTGCTTAATATGCTGCGGCAGCTTATTGATGGTCAGGCAGGGACGCGCATTGAGCGTCTGGCCTTGCACAGACCCGCGGGTTGAGAGCACATCAGCCGGCCACTGCCAGCGGTTATCCGGCGAACCTGCCGAGAAGCGCAGGTCGTCTAGCTCGTTCTCACGAGACTCGGAATAAGCCGCAATCGCCATCGTCATGCGATGGCGGGCAGTTTCCAGAGTGTCTTTCACTTATTCGCAGTGCAGAAGGGCAAAGTTGACGACTACCGCCTCTGAGCGCGAGGTAATCGACAGGTTTCGCAACGTAATGACCGCCGAGCCAGCGCCTAACGAACTGGTGTACACGGTGTAGGCCGTCAGGTCGGCCACTGAGCCGGCAGACACGCACAGCACCAGCACGTCATTGGCGCTGATCAGGCTGTTGGTGAGGGTAAAGCTAGCAGCGGTCCCGCCGGCCAGTGCGTCAGCAGCCATCGTAATTCGGCCAGCAGACTTGTTCAGCGTTACAGCGGTAACTTTGCTGATCAACTGCGTAACCGTGCCCTGCGCGGCGGTGGTGTAGCCAAATTGGCTATTAGCCAACACTTGGTCAGCGCCGTAGATATTTTGGTCGCTAAACGCGACGCCGATTGCTTTGCTATTAGCCATTTTAACTTCCCATCCAAGAGTTAGTGACGCCACCTCGACCTTGCATGGTGATGTGGCGAGGTTTATCGACAGCTTCGCGATGCGCGATAGGGAAGGCAAAGGTTACTGCTAGCGCGTCAGCCGCATCAGGGGACGCTAGACCTCGTGCTCGCATTTCTTTCTTGCCTTCCAAAAAAATAGTACCCGCAGAATTAGGCTTTTTTGTCGGCCCCGTCAAGTCAGCTTTTAGCTGTCTGTCTGTGGAGATACTAGCAGACTTTAGCCAATCCTTCATCGTGCCCCATATTTCAGCGCGCTTATTGCCGTACATAATTGAATTCTTAGCTTTCCAGCCAAAGTTAACGCCACGCACTTTGTAGCGTTGCTCGTTTAAGCGGTCGAGAATGCCATAGCCCAGCCCGCCCTCGTCAATCACGGTCATAGTGGGCTTAAACTCATCCATCGCGTCAATGACACGCCCGACAATGGCCATCGTATCCTCGCCGTGGTATCGCTTGATTGAGATTAAGTCGCGCCCTTGGCGCACGACAATCACGGTGGAGTCGGCGCCGCCACGCGCCGGATCGATGCCCATCACGCGGGGGGCGGTTTCGTCCTTGTACTTCTCGCGGGCAAAGGCGTCATCGACCAACTGGGGCGAGATGAATTGGTCTTCGCCCTCGGTCGGGAACTCCCCATACACCTCAATCCGCGCTTCTGAGGAGTCCTTGCCGTATTCGGCGATAATCTGCTCGTAGACCTGTTTATCGGTATCCTCGACCGTGCGCGCATCGACCTGCTTGGTCTTCCAAAACTCACGCTTGGCGTTGAAGCATTCAAAGAAATAACCGGTGTTACGCCGCGGGTTAGAGAACGCCATCCAGTAGCGGTCTGGGATGTTTTCGGTGAAGAAGCCGGAACCTACCGACCAAATAGGGTCGGGGATACCGGACGCCTCATCGAATATCAACATCATGCCCTGGTGGTTATGCACGCCAGCATACGAGTCAGGATTCTCCGCTGACCATAGCTTGCCCTCCGCCGCCCAGTAGCGCGTGCCAAGCTTTAGGTCACGCTCAACTAGCTCCGTGAGCCACACAGCGGGCACTAGCTTGGTCGCGCTAATCTCCCACCAGTGGGAGTTAATCAGCATCGCTGACCATTTGGCCAATTCGCCCCAAGTGACTGAGCGTAGCTGAGCCTCGGAGTTTGCAGACACCACCACGCTCGACCCAATGCGGGTAGAAAGCATCCATAGAATTAACCAACTCACCATAGCTGACTTGCCAATGCCGCGGCCCGAGGCAATGGCTGAGCGCAGCGTGTCCATAGTCAGCGCGCCGTTGTTTTTCTTGATGTGCGCCTTTAGGTCACGCAGCAGTTCGCGCTGCCAAGCCCTCGGCCCGCTGAACTTCTCAAGTGGCGTGTTCTTCTTGCCCCATGGGAACGAGAAAAGCACAAACGCCTCAGGATCGTCCTTAACCTGCGGCGACCAGATGCGGCTCATTAGAAGCTGCTCGTCGGCGGCGCTGTAGATGGGCTTTTGCATTTAAATGGTCGGGCAGGTGGGATGGTAGATGCGCTGGGCGGCTAGGTAAGCGACGCTGGCTTCTTCGGGGGTGGGGAAATAGCCGAGGTTTTTTAGAACGTTATTAAGTCGTATTGAGGCTCGCCATTTTTTGTCGCGTTTATCGTAGCTAACGCCTCTGTACCCTGAAGTGTTGTCTTTAGGTTTTCCAGAATTGTGCTGGTTTTCGCTTCCTGTCACAGCGCGCAAATTGGTAAACTGATTGTTTGTTGGGTTTCGGTCAATGTGGTCAATTTGGTCGGGCGGGAACGTGCCCGTCATATATAACCACGCGAGCCGGTGGGCGCGAAACTGTGCGCCGTCAATTTGAATTTGACGATAGCCGTCTGGGCGAAAAGAGCCGGCCACGTCGCCAACTTTAATTGATTTTGACGGTCGCGTTACCCAAACAAACACCCCAGTCTCGGGGTCATAGGTCAGTAGTTCTTTCAGGCGTTCTTGGGTTAAAGTATTGGTAGTCATTGGCGAGATTCCTTCGTTAATGGTTAGAAGCTCTCAAGCGTTTGCGCGCTTGGGGGCTTCGATACTATAGGCCTAATTCCTCCGATGCGCTTGATCGACAAGGCGCTGAATGTACGCCACTGGCTCGTTCTTAGGCAGTGGCACACCGGCTGTGCGTAGTGCTGCCTCCATTCTAACCACTGACTTAGGCCCTTTGACCTCGCGGTAGCGGGCGATGGCTTGGGACTCGGGGGATGCTGCCTGCCCGTTGCGTTCCAAGATGGTCATCATGTTTTCGTTGCCGGGGAAGACGACGAAGTTGGATGTGTTGCCTAACGAGTCATGGAATGCTTTGGCTTCCATTTCTGACTTAAACGCCGACGTTGTTACAGCCCCAGACGGTGCGTTATGAACCACATTCCAATTTTTACCAACAGGGTCAAAGAACGTGCTCGCGTTGTTGCCGCGTGAGCCAGCGTCTAGGTAGCGAACGCCGGGGATGCCTTGGGCGGCTAAATCGCTTGTTATTTCATCAGATGGTGTTCCGGGCCTCCCCCTAACTAAATCTGCGCCGGTTTTATTTTTGTCAATTACCTGGCCAGATCGTTTTAAAATTTCTTGCACCTCTGCCGTCTGCTCGCTCAGCGGCTTATCCCAGTCCAGCATGCGGGCAATGTGCTCGTCGGGGAGGTCTACTTTGTAGAGGTAGCCGGGTTTTCTGCCTAATGTTTTTTCAAGCTCTGCAACATTAGGCATTGTTTTATGCCTTCTTACTTGGCTATTTGGCTCTGGCACCCACTCATCATTTTTATTCTTAACCACTGATTGAGCGGTAACTATGCCGGACTCCGGGTCAAAATCTAATATTTTATCGTGCCCACCGTATGTTGGCCGGACTGAATTGGGGGCAAAGTATTCTGCATAATCACCAGGCTCAACTTGGGTTTTTGCTAACTGATCTCGATACCCCTCCCCCGTCCCCCGAGCCTCCGCCGTATAGTGACCCATCCCATACGCCTGCGCGCCCTCGCCCGTGCCTATCTTGGCAGCATTAAACTCGCCTAAATCATTTAGCTCAGTGGGGGAGAACCTGTGTGGACTGCCGTGGTACACAGTAATGCCGCCTACCAGTGGCGCGCCTTTAGCCAGTAGCCCAGCGCCCTTAACCGCCGTTGCCACTGGCAAAGCCGCGGCCATGTCCAGCGCCACCGGGTTAACAATGCGGTTACCGCCTAGCGGGTTGCTGGTGTTGAACAGCACATTAGGATAGCCAGCCGCCATCTGCTGGGCTGCCTGCGGGGCTTGGCCTAGCAGGAAATTACTCACCACCTGCCCGTAGGGGTTGGTAGGCGGGAACAGCTCCTGCACGCCTTGCAGATAGGGCGACACCGCAGCGCCAAACCGTTCAGCCATGTTTGGCGGAATCGAACTGGCGTAGCCTAGTTTGTTTTTAGACTTTGGCGATAGATTGTTAGTTGGCATTGCTTGAGTGTATCGAATTTAATAGGAGTAATCCCGCGACCACATGGTTACATGCCATTTGCCAATGTCCATGTGCTCATATATGTACTCACAATCTCGCTCGCCGTCGTCGTAGCAAAGAATTCTTCGAACATCTGGCAAAACACTTTTAGCCATTTTGATAGCTCCGCTCATGTCAGGGCAGCCTAAAAGATGAAGCTTTAATTTGTCATCTCTAACAATCTCAATTGAGCCTAGGTCGCACATTAACAATTCGCTGTAGGTGTATTTCATTTTTTGGTTCCTTGATTTAAAAAAAAATTCTGTGTAGGGCCTCCTGTAACAGTCACGGCCCTTCGTCGGCCCTGCCCGGGGGGGGGTCATGCTGCACTGCACTTACTCACTCTGACGCTCGCTAAGCCTTTGATATCGCTCGATATTGCAAGCGCAAGCGACTAGCCCAAGGGTAGCCCAAGGGTAGCGAGCAAGCGAGCACACATACCCTTTGGCCGAGCACACATATATTATAAGGAGTCACTCGGCGACATCCTCGCACTCACCGTCTATCGCATCCATGCCGATGCGAGCGGTAGCGTCGGCGAGCGCGGCGGATATCGATATCAGCCCGCTAACCTCAACGAGCGCGGGAGGCGGTGACCAGCGCATTTGGCACTTGGTGTACCAGACCATTGCGCCCGTGTCGCCCGTAAGCGCCTTGTCGTAGAGCGTAGCCGCGACGGCTAGGTGCGCCTTGGCGCGGCCGATATCCAGCTCCGCTCGATAGTGCTTGCGCAGGGTCTTGTCATCGATGCCAAGCAGCGCGCCTATCTGGTCTTGATGCAAGCCAAAGCCAGCAGCCTGCTGCGCCTGCATGCGCGTGGTATCGGTGGGCGAGTGAGCCAGTTGCATGATCGACACCTTGTTATTGTGGGGAGCATAAATTTTACCCCCGGTCACCCCACCAAAGCAAAGCAAGCAACAATGAAAAATAATTTGCGAAACCGCTTGACACAGCCAACCATTAAAGTATGGTGCCCAAACCGGAGAAAAACCAAACCGCCCCCCTCGGGGGGCAAACTGGGAGCACAAGACAATGTCACATATCATCTACAAAGGTCCAAGCATGCTAGATGGTTCGCCCATCGTAGTCATTGCCACGGGCATCAAACGCCCGTCTAAAAACGGCAAAACAGGTGCCGTCGTGCAGACTTGGATTCTGGCCGATAACGGCCAGACCCCGATGGAAAATTCGCAATCGGGTGCTGACAAAGGTGTTTGCGGCCAGTGCCCGCATAGCGCAACGATGCGGAAAAAAGCCAAGGCCAAAGGCCTTAAGCCAGCGGCTAAATGCTACGTTGATCTTAGCAAGGCCCCGCGCGCCATCATGCGGGCCTACCTTGCTGGCAAGTATATCGATATCAGCGGCGATGCCGCAGCCATCAGTGCGCTAATGGCTGGCAAAATTGTGCGTGCAGGTGCATACGGTGATCCGTGCGCCGCACCCGCCCGCTTATGGCGTGACGTGTACAAGCTGGCATCGGGCCGCACCGGCTATAGCCACCAATGGCACCTACACCAAGCGCGAGGCTTGGCTCAGTTCGCAATGGCCAGCGTTGACTCGCCCGCCGAGCGCGACGCGGCTAAGGCGAAAGGCTGGCGCACGTTTCGGGTCAAATCGGCCAGCGAGCCTGTGTTACCGGGTGAGATCGTCTGCCCTGCATCAAGCGAGGCCGGCAACAAAACAACATGCAAAGTGTGCCAGTACTGCAATGGCTGGTCAGCGTTAGGCCGCACCAATCGTGCAGTCGGCGATGTCGTAATCGATAACCACTAATAACCACCACCACGCCCAGCTCAATCCCGAGCTGGGCAAATTTGAGGATCAGACGATGACCAACTACCAGCTTGCCGATTTATGCTACGGCGCTTTCGGCGACACCTAATCAAGCCCCTACCTAGGGGCTTTTTTTTGAACCCTAGCGGAATGATTTCAAAATTTACATTTACATAAACGCAAAAAAGAAAGCAGAACAG